CGGCGGGCCGGATTTGCCGCGGGCCGCCAGCAGCCGCCAGCCATCGCCGGGACATGGCCCTGGAACGTCGTAGAGCGCGACAAACGACGAGCCGTCCACCATCACCACGTCGAGCGCTGCATAGGTGCCGGCGGTCTTCCATGCGCCCCGGAACGCGGGTGTGCAGCCGTCAGCACCGCGCTCGGCCACGCAAGCCCAATCCTCATGTGGCGGCTCCTCGGCAGTGTCGCGCGCAGCGCACCACGTCGAGCCGGCGTGCGTCACGAGCTCGCCGTCGTAATGCACCCCGCGCTCCCATGCCTTCGGTGCTGCAAACTTGCCGGGGGGGCCAGCCTCGCCCCGCGGCCCCGCCGGCCCCGCAATACTCTCTCCGGGCGGGCCTTGCGGTCCGGGCGGGCCTTCGATGCTGGCGCCCGGTTCGCCACGCTCTCCGGCAGGACCGATGATGCTGTCGCCGTCGCGGCCGGGAAGTCCTGGCTCGCCGTCCTTCAACGAAGCAACTCGCTCTCGCGCATCGGATAGCGCACGCTCAAGTGCAGCAAGAGCAGCGCTGATTTCTGCGCTTTGTTCAGCCAGACCACGATAGATCTGTGCCTCAAATAGTTCTAGCCGGTGCGCTACCGTATCCTGGCTATCAGCAACACGTTGACGCAATTCGCCCAGACGAATGCCTACCGCCGAGATGACGTCAGCCGAATTAAACGGCTCATTCATCAGATCATCCGGGACTATAATGGCGTGACGGGCCGGCGGTGGTGCGCCAGCCCGCCACTTGACAAAACAACCTGCTCAGAGGTCGTCATGCCCAAGATCATCGATATCACCGGCCAGACATTCGGTCGATTGACGGTCCTCGGGATTGCCCGGCACGGCAATTATCCCGGCGACCATATCCGCTGGAATTGCCGATGTTCCTGCGGGGCCGCCGCGGTGGTTACGGCGCGCAATCTGCGGAATGGGCATACGAAATCCTGCGGTTGTTGGAGATCAGACAACTGGTTCATTCAAAAGCAGACGCACGGAGAAAGCTGGACGCGATTGCACCGAATTTGGAGGGGCATGAAAACGCGATGCGGCAATCCTCATTGTGCTGCATTTCCCCGCTACGGCGGTCGCGGCATTCATGTCTGCGCCGAATGGCTCCAATTCGAGCCATTCCGCGATTGGGCTTTGGCAAATGGTTATGCTGACGATTTAACAATCGACCGCATCAACAATGATGGGCACTACGAGCCCGACAATTGCCGTTGGGCAACCTATGCCGGACAAAGCCGAAACAACCCACAGAACCGCGTTGTCATCCGATCAGACGGTAAGCGTTTCGCCCTCATCGTCGATGCCGCACGCGAGATGGGATGCTCACACTCCGGCATTAGCGCCGCGTGCCGCGGAAGCGTTAAAACCTTTGCTGGTTACGGATGGCAATATGGTTAAGTCGTCTCCGGCGCGGTCTAACATCTCCAACACTCGGATCGTCTTTTGTGCGCTGTCTCCCGCAGCAGGTTCTGCATTCGATGAATCTGAAGCGGCCGGCTTGTGTGGATATTTGTCGGCGGCCGACAGGCCAAAACCGAAACTCAAAGGTAAAACTTGTTCTTGAACTCGCGGCTCAGCGCCGACGCCGCCCGGCACGGCCGGCAGGTCTTCTTGCGCCCGCGCCTCGTCGGGCGAGTAGATCCCCGAGATGACCCCACGCGCCAACCCCTCGATGCGCTCGCGGTAGGCCGAGCGCAACAGCGCGCGCGTGTCGAGCTCGAGGTACTCGTCAGGGACGCCCTTCAGCCCGAAAAGCAAACCGAACGCTTCCTCGATGTGGTTAAGCGTGAACCCGAGCCCGGTCGCTATCCACGACTGCATCAACAATTCGGTGCTGGCGAAGGTCGTGTTACCAATGCCCAGGATTTGCAGCGGTATGCGCAGTGCCAACGCAATCGCCTGGTCATTCATCTTGAGCATCTCGGCGAGCTGCGCATCGACCGCGCTCGTTTGGATCGGCTGCGCCTTGAGCCCGCCCGTTAAAATCGGCGTTCCGCCGACATTCTCGTCCTGCGACTGCTCGTTCCACCAGGCGCGCAGTTCTTGTGACTGCTCGCGTTTCATCACAATATCGGTCGTCAGCAGAAAGCTGGGACGCGCCTGGTTAATGTAGAACTGAATCTGCTGGCTCAGCGCTGCGTCGTTCATCGCGAGCGACGGCGCGGCCGCCATGATCGGCGACTCGCCCTTGAGCGGATGCCGCGGCGTGTGCAGGCGAACGTGGAGTACATCGCGGCCCGGTACGCTCGGCGATAAATCGAGCCGCCGATCGATGATCTCGTTGCCCGACAGGCAATAGGAAATACTGCCGTCCTCGGCAACCATAGCTTCGCCGGTTCGCATCAAGTGCAACTCGGCGATCTCGAACCGGCTATTCCGCACCGCAACGGCATAGGCGTTGCCGTGTTCGTACAGCCGCCGCGTCAGGTTCAAGAGGAAGTCGGAAATCGACTGGTAATCGTTCGGGTGCCGCATGATGCGCGACAGCGCCGAGTTGGTGACACGCTCGCGCCCGCCGTTGTCGAGCCGCCGCCAGTGGTCGCCGCTGCACATCGGCACGGTCTGCGCATAAGCGGAAATGCAGGCTTCCAGCATCGCCGAGCGCGAGCCATAGGGCTGCAGATTATGGCCGCTTTGCCACCAGTTCAAATAACGGCCAGCGGATTGCGAGAGCCACCCACCCGACAGCATGTAAGGGCCGGGACGGTACTGCCCTTCGACAGCCCGCCCCGTGACCCATGATGGCAGCATGCGGCTGAGCCAATTCGCCATCTAAAAACCCAACCGGGTGCCCGCCATGCGCCCAACTTCGCTCATGGCGCCGGAAGAACATCATCAGGAAAGTTCACCACCGACGCGCCACGCGGCTGCCACGCCGGATCGGTCAGATCGTCCGCGCTGAGCAGAACATTGTCGCCGCCATCCAGCGTCAGCGAGGGTTGCCAGACCTGCACGAAACTCGCGCCGTCGCCGGGATAGGCGACGGAGCCAGCCTTGTCCTTGTCCATCCCGATCCGCAGCGTCTGGGCAGGGCTGATCGGAGTCAGATTGTTCGAGGCGCTGCATCTCCACCAGCCGTTGGGCCCTGGCCCCTCAATGGCCAGGTCAAACTTGGAAAAGCCGGCACCGTACACGGAATTGACATAGCTCTCATTGCTGGCCAGATCGAAATACACCCGCGCGCCGCCATCGCCGTTGAATATCTCGAAGCCCGCCTGCCTTGTGTCCGACTTCAGCCACACCGTGATCGCGCAAGCCATCGGCCCCGGGGCTTGGAACGACTGCTCGATACCGTGAAAACCGTTGCTGGTATCCTCTATGACATGCGCAGAAGTACCTGTCGCCGGCTGTGATGGCACATTCCCCTCAACGACGAGCCCGAACTCGCGCAGCGCTTGCTGCACCACAGGATTGTCGCGAGTGCCGGAACGCAATTTTATAGCTGTACAACTGCGCAGCCGGTTCGGATTGAGCATGACCATTGAATCCGGCCGGACGTTGAAACTAAGTGCAGCCCCGGAGACGCCGTCGCGCAGATCATGAAAGAAAACGCCATCCGGCGATCCCTGCACGGTCACCACCGCCGCGGTCCAGTCATTCGGCATGACAAGGCCGACGACCGCGGTAACCCCCGCGAGATCGACCGTCTCGGATATTGTGCCTTGATCGGGAATGACTGCGGCAAGCACGGGCATGTGTCAGCTCACCTTGCTTCGGGTTAGGAGATTGCCGCCCTTGGCCACCGCCAGAAGCGCCCGCATGAACCTCATCGCGTCGTGTATCCCGGCCCCGACTGCCCCGGCCGCACATCGCGGTGCTGCCGTTCGAGCTCTTCGCGCTCGCGTTTGTGCCGGGCTTCGAGCGCGTCGCGCTCGCGCTTCTGCGCCGCTTCCGGCGCTTCCGGCGGCTGCGCGGTGACTGGGTTGTATTCACCGCGAGCCATCGCATCCAGCTCCGCCTGGGTCGGTGTCGGCGGGGTTGGCGTCTCCTGGTGGGGCGTCGGCGCCGGTTCCTGGTGCGGCGTCGGCCGCGGCTGCGGTGATGGTGTCGGTTGCTGTTCCGGTGTCGGGTTCGATGTCTGCGCCATTGTTCAACTCTCCACGATGTAGTTTGGCCCGCCCTTGTAAACGGCGACGGAAAACTCGCGCCGCGCAGCCTGCGCCACCGGCCATTGCCGGCTGCCCGAGCGTATTTTGAGAAACGCGACGGCGCGCAGCATGTCGCTCGGCTGGTTCAGCACAATAGCCACGCCCGCCACGCACGGGACCACAACCTCGGTGCCGTCCGGGCGGAACAGGTCGTTGTAGCCGTTGCCGTCGCTCGAAATCTGAAACGACAAATTCGCGCCGCTCCAGCTTGCCGGCATGGTCAACCGGACAATCTCGCCCGCGGTGCAATCGATGCCCGACGAGAGTGATTGCCCGGCCTCAATGACCGGGCCGTTAAGCACGATCAGCGGCATGTCACCACGTCACGCCGGCAATGTACTGGACCATGCCGGTACGGCGCATCGCCCAGGTCGTCGGCAGGATGAGCCGCAGCGCCAATTGGTTCGTCTGGTACATGCTCTCGACGGGAGCCGCGACCACAGCCGGGGAGCCCGGCGTCGAAATGTGCGTCGGCGCGGTATCCTCGATATGCAGGGTGGCTTCCTCGCTCACCAAGAACTCTGGCGTGCCCATGACGCTGACGAAATCGGCGGCGTCGATCATGTACACCGTGCCGGCCGGCACCACCGTCGACTCAATGATGGTCAATCGGTTGGTGAACTGCTCCGTCCAGTTGAAGCCGGTGTTGCCCGGACCCGGCGTCATCATCAGCCCCAGCGCCTGCGCCGGGTTGATCAGCATCACCAGCCGCTCACCGGCATTGACGTTGTAGAACGGCGCCGTCAACGCGCGCAGATCACCGAGAATGGCCGCATAGCCACCGCCGGCCGTGGCGGTAATTGCCGAAACGCCGTTGATCAACCCCGCCGGCCGGGTGCTGCCGCTGCCGCCGCCGGCCACGTTGTCGATCAGCAACGTGTCCAGCATCAACCCCGTCTTGCGGATGATCGCATCGCGCACGAGCCCTTCCAGGCTGGGGTTGCTGTACTGTGCGATCTCCCGGCTGTAACGGGTGATCACACCCACTTTGTGCGGGTATAACGAGATGGTCGTAAAGCCCATGCGCCGCACCGGGATGGGCTGCGCTTCAGCGACGAAGCTCCCGGCAATGTTCGGTGTTGCGGCCTCGCTCGGAATCTTGATGACACCGGCATCGGGGCCAAATTGCAGTGAGGTCCCTTGCGCTGCCAGCGACGGCAGGATGCGCCTGGCCGTCGGCGGTTGCAGCATCGCCGAGGTTGCGGTCTGCACCAGCTCCGCCGCCCAGGTAGCAAGCGTCGTCGATGCCCCCGCCACCGCTGCGCGGGTGATGACGCTGGTTGCCTCGTCGTCGGGATAGCGCTCGGCAAGGATATCCTCGACGGCGCGGTGCTGGATGTACGCGCGCAGCATCGCCGCACCCGCCCGCCAGAAGTATTCCTGCGGCTCGACTTCCTTTGGCTGAATGCCAAGCGGCCGGCGGATGACGGCTGGCGCGCGGATCTCGGATTGCTGCGCCAGCGTGCGCGCCGCCAGTGACCTTTCGGTGCGCTCCAGCGAGGCCAACCGTTCCGTTACGGCCTCGATGGTGTCTTGCAGCGCCTGCGCCTGCTCCACGTCGTGGTCAGCATCCTTGGTGTGCTCGGTAAGTTCGTCCCGCGCGGCATTGAGCCGGGCCTGTGCGTCTTGGATTTGTTGTCCGATGTTCATAGCAGTCCCCCGCATTGCGGGTTTCATCACGGCATGCCCGCCGGTTTTCACCACTCCGGGCCTTGTTGCGGCATGCTCGCCGAAGGCCAGGGTTATGGTGTCGTCCGCGATCCCGAGGGATCGCGCTAATTGCAGTGCCGCCGGATTGGCCGGCACCGATACGATCGATGTTTCGAGCAGTTCCTGCTGTAAGTAGCGGGTGCCGTTCCACGGGTTCTTCGGGTCGATCGGCTCGCTCTCGCGCGGCAGGAACCCGACGCTGGTAGCGCGCAGGAGGTTGGCCTCGATCAGTCGGCGCACGTCGTCCGCAACCTGTGTCGTGCCCGGTGGCGCCGGCTCGAAATCGCCGATTAACCGCTCGCCCTCGACGCGCACGTTGCGCCAGTTGCCAACCACCTTGTCCGGTTGGTGGTTGAACAGCGCCACCGGGTTCTTCCGGAACGAATCCAACAACCAACCGCTCGGTTCGATGATGTCGCCGTAGCGGTCAACCGTGGCGTCCGAAAGCACATAGGAGAGCGCCCCGTCCACCTTGCCGGCGGCGGTTTTGCGTACCAGGGTCATGCGTGGTTTCCCGTATGCCTCGTCAGGCGATCATTGCCTGCACGTCGAAAACCGGCGCGGCGGTCGGGTTCAGCGACATGCGGTCAACGGCGTTGATCAGCGCCGCCCAAGGGTCGATCTTGGCGTCTCCGGCATTTTGCTTGGTGGCGCGGATTGCGGTCGCGGTGGGCTCGATCTTGACGTTCGAGACGCACCAATCCATCAGCGACGAGGGCGCGTGCACCAGGGCGCCGCTGACCAGCCGCCGCTCGGCCGTTTTGATCGCCCCCATCAGCCGGTAGCCCTGCCCGACGCCGATCAGCATGCCGTTCTCGAGCGTCACGTCGATCGCCGCCAGTTCGTCGACCAACTCGCCAATGCCGGCCGGATCAACCGCGACACACGCCAAGAGCCCGCGGTCCTTGATCGCTTCGATGTGCGCCACGATCGCCGAGAGGTCGGCGAGCTCGTCGTCGACGATGGTGAGCTCACCGGCGTCGGCAAAATCCTGCAACGCCGCGGCGATCGACTGCCGCCGGTCGAGCACCCCCTCGTGGCACCAGGCATGCGACCACGACAGCCAGCGATGCACCCGCCGAGTTTCGCCCTCGTCCTCCACCACGTCGCTTTCTTGGCGCTCGCGCCCCAGCACCGTCAGCCCGAACAGATCGTCGAGCCCGCCGCCGTCGACCCCGACCACCACAACCTCGCAACGGTCGAGCAGCCGGTCCAGCGAGAGCCCCGGCTCGACCCGGCCCGGCCAGTAATCCGCCCCGGCCCAGCGGTCGGAGCGCAGCGCCAGGCCAACCTCGACGTTGAGGTGCTGCGAGGCCCAGCGGCGCAGCTCGGCGTTGCCCTTCAGCTTCGCGGTGGCGAACTCGTCTTCGAGCCGCGCCAGCGTCACCGAGCGGCCGAGGTTCGGCATCACCATCGGCCAGTTCAGCGGGTCCGACCAGCCGGCGCCCGTCATTATGTCGCGCGGGAACTCGTAGAGGATCGGCAGCATCGCGCCAGCGGCTCGCCCGTCGCGAATGTCACGCGCCATCTGCAACTCAGCCAGGAAGGCGCCCTCCGGTCGCTCGTCCGATTGCGTCGTGATGAACACCAGAAAACTTTCCGGAATCGGCAGCATTCCGCCGCGGATTTGGCCGATAACCCGCGCCGCCCGCGCGCTTTTCGAGATTTCGTGCAGTTCGTCGAGCAAGACGCCCGCCGGCTTCACCCCGGTCAACACCTTGGCGTCGAAGGTCTTGATCAGCAGTTGCGCCTTGGTGCGGCGGTCGGTGATCGTCTTCAGGTGCTCCTGCACAAACATCCGCTTTTGCAGAAACCCGTCCGGGTCGGCCTCGATCATGCCGGCCGCCTGGTCGAACGCCAGGTCAGCGGTGATCTTGGTGGGCCCGATCAACAGAAACTCGGCCCGCGGCCGCCGGTTCATTAACAGCGCCGTCACCATCAGCGCCGCGCCGTACGTTGTCTTCGACTGCTTCTTCGGCGTCAGGCAGAAGACTTCGCGCACCTGGCGCTCGCCGTCATCTTCGACGGACCCCATCAGCGCCCGCACGATGTCGCGGAACCAGTCGCCCGCCGCCTCAGCGAGCGCCGGCCGGCCGATCACATCCGGCAGGCGCAGCTTGTCGAAGATCGCCACCGCGCGAGCCGCTTCGGCGCTGCCGAGCCACGGCAAGGGCGGCATCAACGTCTGCCCTCGCCGCAACCGAACTTCCCAATCCGGCAGGGCGAAGGGTGAAATCATCAGCTAGTGGACCAGATGGCCCCATTCGTTGCCGCGCCCGGCTTCCTCGGACGCGACCTGCGCCTGCTCCTTTTTGCCCAGTGGCTCGGGCCGCGGCGTCGTGACCGGCGCCGGCGCGTATTCGCTCCAGCCGGCCCGCACCTTCAGCCAGAAGATCGCTGCTGTTACCGCGCCAGAGCCGGTGCCGGTCGCGATGGTGAAAAGGTTCTGCGCGACACGGGTGTTTGCCTTGACGTGTCCCAGCGCGAGCTCGTCGGCATAGTATGCCCGCAGCGTTTTCGCGCCGATGCCAATCACCCGCGCGATGTCCTCCTCGGGAATACCAAAGCCGGCCATCGCCTCGACGCTCTTACGTCCGGCCTCGGTGGGCTCGTGCCGCTTGTAACCGTCGCCCTCCTTGATGCCGGGCTTGCGTCCCGCGCCCGGTCTTGCTCCGCCCCTCGGCATTTACGCTCCTTGCTTCAAAAAGAATGCCGGCACCGGGGCACCGGCTTTGACCCGCTTGCCCACCGCCGCCACCGCGTCGTGGTAGCTGCCGAGGCTGTCGGCGTCTGCGTCGTAAGGAACCCGCTCGGCCGCAACCGCGGCGAAGGTGCGGCCGTCACCTTCGAGCATCGCATCTTCGCCGGTAAACGCCTGCCAGCGCCGCACCGCGACGTCGACATAGGCCGGGCTGATTTCGATCGCGTGGCAGGCGCGGCCGGTCATCTCCGCGGCGATGATGGTCGTGCCCGAGCCGACAAACGGGTCATAGACTGCCTGCCCCGGCGAGCTGTTGTTGTCAATCGGCCGGCGCATGCACTCGACGGGCTTTTGCGTCGAATGCCCAGTCTCGGACTTCACCGGCTTGCTGATTTGCCAAAGAGTCGACTCAGTTCGGCTACCAGACCAGTGAGCGGTTTTTGCCTTTCGCACCGCATACCAGCACGGTTCATGCTGGACATGATAATTGCCGCGCCCGATCGGGAATTGCTGCTTCGCCCAAATGATCTGCATCCGCACTTCAAAGCCGGCGGCGGTGAGTGCCTCGTAATGGTTGACCTGCATGGCACCCGCCGGGTGCCATGCATAGGCGACATCGCCGGGGAACAGCATCCAAGCCGCGCGCCAATCCGATCGATCGTCGTTGCCGACCTTCCCTACGGCGCTCGCGCCGTAGGGTTTCCCGCTGGGGCGATCAGCGCGGTTGCGCCAGTCGGCATCGTACTCCACCCCATACGGCGGATCGGTCACCATCAGATGAGGCCGCAGGCCGTTTAGCGTTGGACGGTTCCGGTGTTGGTTGACGAGGGTGGCGGGTTGATCGCC